CGGACTGACCCAGAAGATCGGTGGTTCGTCCTGGTCACAGGCACCGCGCCGGTATTTTTTGTTCGGGGATGGATTGGCCCCGACGAAGCGAGGCGCGATGAGTGGTGGGACGACACGATTGAGTATCCAAATTGGATGGTGCCTCAATCCGCGCTTCACCCGATTGGCACACTACTAGATGCGATACACCATCGCGCCCTAACTGGAATCGATACGCAACGACGAGAGATGATGAATGCCCTACAGGCTTAGGGGCAAGGTGATCGAGATCAAGCGAACTTCCGGCTGGGTGGCGTTCAAGACCCATCGCAGCAAGGAACTGGCGCAGAAGCATCTCAGGGCGCTGAACCAGAACGTCAGACACATGCGCCCTCGCAAGCGGAGATAGAATGCCGATCCACCACCGCCCGCCTCCGTCTGGTCTACTCGCATCAGCGAGGCAGTGGGGTCAGGCGAACGCGCCCACTCGAGAGCAGGAGATAAACCAGCAACGAGCGATGGCCGCTGATCCGAACTACGCCTCGATCGCGCCTACACCGTCGCGTGCGTCTCGTATCGGGCAATACCTCCAGCACAAACTCCCGCGTCAGGCTCGAGAGGCTGTACAGGGCGCGTTCTACGGAACCGGCGCTGGAGCTCTCCGGATCGGGCAAGCCCTGATCCCTGGCCCACAGCCACGCATGGCCGCGATGGAGCAGTTCGGCCTGGATCAGATACCCGAGGAGGGGATCGGCGCGGCCACGGGCTTGCTCGGCTCGTTCGCGCCCGAGTTCACGCTGGCCGGCGACCTCGCGGACTTGGGCCGTATCCCCGGCCATCTAGGGAGGGGCGAGTGGGGTGGTGCCGGCCTGTCTGCGCTCGCGGCTGTCCCGATTGTGGGCACGCCGGCTGCTGGGCTTCTCAAAGCGAGAAGGGGCGTAAGGGCGGCGACCGAAACCGCCGGCATCGCACAGGAAGCCCAGAGGGTTGCGAGCGATGTGCTCGATCTCCCTAGCACTCCATCCGTTCGCGCCCAGGCCGGCGTTCGTGAACGTGCGGGCATGGGTAGCGGGGCGGCGAAAGAGCGCACCAGGCAGGAGATTCGTACCGGCTTATTGCCCCATGAGCTTGTGAACTTCGACAAGATGAACAAGCGGAACCAAGAGAACTTCATGCGGGCGTACCTACGCTCGCCATCACCACGGGAGCTCGCCTCACTCGCGCTACAGGGCGCATCACAGCGTGGATGGTATGAGGCCAGCGGGAAAACGATCCACGATGTGTTCGGTGATGACGCACCACGCTTCGCGGCGTTGCTCGCATCAACCTCACCGAAGGCATCAGTCGAGAACAACCTCGAGATGGCGATGAACATCTGGGGGCCTTGGGTCGATGCGGGTAGGCCGACAGATCCGGCTGTCATCGCCCGCATTATGGCTGACGCCACACCGAATGCAAAAGTTTTAGAGGCACATTTGAACAACAGCATCACATCGCTCACCGCTAGTGATGAATTGCTACTCAGCCCCCAGATTCTCACCGAGGGTGGACTACTGTCCGGCCCGAAGGTGGACCCGTTCTGGGCTAACATCATGGGCGAGACACAGCGCACCGTGAATGACACCCACATGGCCCGGGGGTTCGGCATCCTGCCTACCACGGTCGGGACAACAGCGCGTGGTGGGGCGATGAGTGTGGCAATGAGAAACGCTGCCGAGGAGATATTCCAACTCACGGGCGAGCGGCTTACGGGTCGGGAGATCCAAGAGATGACCTGGGGTCAGATCAGGGCCATGACGATGAGGGGTGGCCCGAGGAGCGGTGGGGGTAGTGGCCTGGGCGCGGTCGGAGCCGTAATTAACGATGCAGAGGGTATCGCACGTATGGGTGACGAGACACCATCATTCGCTACGCTACTCGCGGACCCGAAGTTCAGCGATCTGCTTGCGCGTCTGGGCCTAGCCGCCCCCGACGTAGCAGGGACAGCAGCCCGGGGTATGGGGCCTTTCGATCCCGCCCTAGTTCGTTCCGAGGACATTAACGCCGTCGCACAGCGGATCGATGCTGCGCGGGAGGCAGAGCGCCGTCAGAAGCAGATATCAGATGCCAGGAAAGGGTTGCAGCCCACTTGGCAAACAGAGAGTGGTCTACTAGGCCCAGTTTCAAGCCGTTTGCAGAGGTCGATCTCTCGTATGCCCCTTCCCAACCCCATCTTCGGCCTCACTGGCCTCCTCGGAGCCGCTGCCGCCCGGGAGGGGATTAGGGGACTTCCGAGTGACCCATATGTAGAGCGATGAGCTAGTGAGCCCCGACTTCTACGAGCTCCCGCTCCGCGAGATGCGGACGCAGCCGACGTTTTTCGTTGAGGCTATGCTGCACGCCAAGCCCGATCCTTGGCAGTCGGAGGTTCTCGAGGCGGTCGCCCGGGGTGATCGCGGTGTCAGCATCAGGTCAGGCCACGGCGTCGGCAAGACGAGCTGCCTGTCTTGGCTGGCCCTCTGGTGGATCGGGACTCATCACCACGCGAAAGTGATACTCACAGCGCCTACCTCGGCCCAGCTCCAGGACGCGCTGTTGCCGGAAACGAAGGCGTGGCTGAAGCAATCTGCGCCTGACTTCCGCGATATGTTCGTCGTGAAAGCTGATCGCATTGAACTCGAACGCGACCCCGAGCGCAACTTCATATCCGCGAAAACGAGCAGGGCCGAGCAGCCCGACGCGCTCCAGGGCGTACACGCCGATAACGTGCTGCTGATCTGCGACGAGGCGAGTGGCGTACCGGAACAGGTTTATGAGTCGGCTGGTGGCTCGATGTCCGCGCTCAACGCCTCTATGGTGCTCGCCGGCAACCCCGTCCGCTCGACCGGCTACTTCTACGACACGTTCCACAAGTTAGCCGATACCTGGACCACGTTCCATGTAAGCTGCGTGGACTCTGACCGCGTGTCGGAGGAGTATATCGAGGAATGTCGGCTACGCTATGGCGAAGAGAGCAACGTCTATCGCGTGCGCGTGCTGGGCGAGTTCCCTCGCGGCGACGATGACACCGTGATCCCGCAGGAACTCGTCACCGAGGCGATCAGTCGCGATGTCGAGCCGACGATGTTCGGCTCTACCGTCTGGGGCGTCGATGTCGCACGGTTCGGGAGCGATTCCAGCGCGCTATGTAAGCGCAAAGGCAACGCGGTCACCGAGCCGATACGCTTGTGGCGCAATTTGGACACGATGCAGTTGACGGGCGCGATCAAGGCCGAATACGATTCTAGCCTGGAGAAACCAGTCGAAATTTTCGTGGACTCGATCGGGCTCGGGGCCGGTGTGGTCGATCGGCTGCGTGAGCTCGAGCTGCCGGCCTACGGCATCAACGTCGCTGAATCCCCAGCGATGGGGAACCATTATCTGAATCTTCGCGCCGAACTCTGGTACAAGGCCAAACACTGGCTCGAAGGCCGAGATGTACGCCTCCCGAGAGACGCGACACTGAAAACTGAACTCGCGACCGTGCGCTATACCTATACATCGAGCGGTAGGGTGAAGATCGAAAGCAAGGGCGAGCTCAAGAAGCGCGGTGTCTCGTCACCTGACTCTGCGGATGCGTTCGTTTTGACGTTCGCGTCCGATGCCGGGACAGCGATGGGTGGACGATCGGGTAGACGTTTGGGCGCGATCAAGCGTAATTTATCTGGAGTGGTCTAAGGGGCCGTGCCCGGTGGAATGGTGTTCCACGGGCCGGCTTAAACAACCAAAGAGCAAATTTTCTCCCTGCCCAGGAGCAAGTTGGTGCCCTTAGCCCTCAACCCCTTTTGACGCGCTTGCTGGCGTGCTGTACCTTCTGATCGGGTAGGGGACCGGAGCCAAAGTCGTTGGCGTACATAGACGAGGCCGAAACCGAGGCCGGCGTCGGGATGAGCGAGGAAGAGCTGCAAACCGCAGTTCGCTCCTATATCTCGGACGCGATCCAGTACATCGACGACGATATCAGCCCTATCAGGGCAGAATCGACCCGGTACTACCGTGGCGACCCGTTCGGTAATGAGGTCGATGGCCGGTCCCAGGTGGTCAGCCGCGATGTACGAGATTCCGTACAGGCCGTGCTGCCGTCTATGATGCGCGTGTTCTTCGGCTCAGAAAAAGCTGTCGAGTTCGTGCCCCGCACCGCAAACGATGTCGCGATGGCCGAACAGGCCACCGACTACGTCAATTTCATATTGAACGTCGATAACAACGGCCTGGAGATGTTCTACTCAGTCTTCAAGGACGCCCTGGTCAATCGCGGCGGCTTCGTCAAATGGTGGTGGGACGACAGCATCGAGATCCAGACCCATAACTTCGAGGGCCTCGATGAGGGCGCGCTCGGCCTGATCTTGCAAGAAGAAGGCGTCGAAGCCATAAGCGTCGAAGGCCGGCCAGCGCCCGGTGTGCCGCCCGAGCAAATCGCCCAGATGCAGGCGCAGGGCCAGCCGCCGCCACAGGTCTATGACGTTGAGATCAGGCGTTCCAGGAAACGCAATAAGATCAAGATCGAGACGATGCCGCCCGAAGAGTTTTTCGTGGACGCTGCGGCTACCTCGCTCGACGATGCTATGGTCGTCGGACATCGCACGATGGCGACCGTATCGTCGCTGGTCGCGCTCGGCTACGATCGCGATCTGCTCGACGAGCACCTGTCGGATCAAATCGCGTTCCTGGATAACGACGAATATTGGGCGCGCACATCGAGTCCGGATGTGCAGGGTCCGATTTCTGCTTACGAGCGCAGGCGCGTGCTCTACGTCGAGGCATGGTGCTATATCGATTACGATGGGGACGGGATAGCCGAGCTCAGGCGAGTCTGCACGATCGGTGACGGCTACGAAGTCGTCAACAACGAGCCGGCCACCGACATCCCGTTCGCGATGTTTAATTCCGATCCGGAACCGCACGTTTTCTTCGGCTCCGATCTGGCCGATCAGACGAAAGACATCCAGCGCGTGAAGTCGGCGGTCCTGCGTGGTATCCTGGATTCGCTGGCGTTCGCGCTCTACCCGCGTACCGGCGTGGTCGAGGGCATGGTCGAGATCGATGATGTGCTGAACCCCGAGGTCGGTAGCATCATCCGGATGCGCCAGCCTGGTATGGTGCAGCAGCTCACAGTGCCGTTCCTCGGCAAGGAAGCCTTCCCGATGCTGCAATATCTGGACGCGATGAAGGAAGCGCGTACCGGCCAGACAGCCGCATCCCAGGGCCTGGATCCCGATGTCCTGCAATCGACCACCAAGGCAGCGGTTACCGCTACGGTGCGTGGCGCGGAACAGCGCCTCGAGCTCATGGCGCGGATGTTCGCTGACGCTTTCGGGCGAATGTGTAAGGGCATCCTCAAACTCGTCATCACGCACCAGGACCGTGAGCGCATGGTCAGATTGCGCGATGAATGGGTGCCGATCGATCCACGGGTGTGGGACTCCAATATGGATTGTAGCGTGAACGTAGGGCTCGGCCACGGTATGGCAGACGATCGACTCGCGGTGTTGGGCCAGGTGGCCCTGCAGCAGAAGGAGATCCTCGAGAAGCTCGGGCCGAGTAATCCCTTGGTAGGATTAGGCCAGTTCCGCAACACGCTCGCTAAGATGCTAGAAGTGAGCGGGTTCCAGGATTCCAGCCAGTTCTTCAAGCCGATCCCGCCCGACTATGAGCCGCCACCGCCCGAGGAGCCGCCCAAACCGTCGCCGGAAGAGATGATGGTGCAGGCCCAGATGATGGATATCCAGGCCAGAGCTCAGATCGAACAGCAGAAACTCGAACTCGCGGTGATGAAACAGCAGCAGCTCGATGAACGCGAAAGCGCCAGAATCGCTGGTGATCTCTCGATACGCGAGTTCCAGGCGGAAGAGAAATTCCAGAATGATGTCGATATCGAGCTGCTCAAAGCGAGCTTGAAGGAAGGGCTGTGATGGACTTGAACAGCGAACAGAAAGGACGCCGCGCCCAGGAGATCCTGGACGATCCGGTGTTCGTCGAGATGATCGAGCGCACCCGCGAGGGATATGTCATGCAGTGGACGCTGTCCGAGCCCAGGGCTATCGATGAGCGTGAGGCCCTGAGTGCCGCGAATCGCGGACTGGACGAGATGTTGCGCGGACTGCGGACCCTGATCTCGGATTGGACGATGGAGAAATCACGCAAGAAAACCAAGAAAGGAAGGAAGTGATGAGCGAAGCCGGTACGAAAGAAGCTGGCCCGCGCTCTATGGGCGATATAGAGGACGCTTTTACCCAAGTGCTTACCGGACCCGAGGAGCTACCGGAAGAGGATTCTTCGTCAGAAGAGCAACCCTCAACCGATTCCTCGGATGTAGCACAGCAGCAGGATACCGAGTTAGCCGATGACTCGGTGGTGGACGAGCCCGAAGCCGATGAACCGGAGGGCGAGCTATCTGAAGATGATCAGCCGCTCTACACCATCAAGGCAGATGGTGAAGAGTCGCAAGTATCGTTGAACGAACTCGTGCGCGGATACCAGCGGGGTGCGACGTACACACAACGGCAGCAGGAGCTGGCCGAGGAGCGGAAGACCCTGGAAGGGCAACTCCAGAACCTCCCGGCTCAAGAGGCTGCTATGCAGCAGACGTATCAGCAGTACCAGGAGGTGCTGCAACAACTTCGAGGACAGATGGAAGCGGCCAACGCGCCGGCTAACTTGGATTGGGACGCGCTGGAGCGCGATGACCCGGTCCAGTGGCTGAAGCTGAAGGAGCTCGAGCGCCAACGCGGCGCGGAGATCCAGGCCGTGCAGGCCGAACAAGGCCGGATGCAGCAGCTCACGCAGCAGCAAAACGATAACCGGCTGCACCAGCATATCGCTGTTGAGCGCACGAAAGTTCTCGAGAGGATTCCTGAGTGGTCGGACGGCGATACTCAAGCCAATGATCAGCGGAGATTGATGGCATACGGACAGACTGAGGGCTACTCTCCGGAGGAGCTCAATCAGTTGTACGATGCCCGAGCGGTAGTGATACTGCGAAAGGCGATGCTCTACGATGAGCTGACCACAGGCGACAAGATCACGGCGGCCAAATCTAAAATCGGCAGTGTGAAAGGCGGCAGCAAAACGATTGCCACCCAAACACGCTCCCGTAAGGGGAAAGCGGCGCGAGCCAAGCTGAAAGCGACCGGCAAGGTCGATGACGCTGCGGCTCTGTTCGCGGAGATCCTTACGGATTAACACGGAGATGAACAATGGCAGTTGTTGCCAATACGTTCACTACCTACAGCGCGATAGGCATTCGGGAGGATCTCAGTGATCTGATCTCTGATATCAGCCCGACTTCGACGCCTTTCCAGAGCAACATAGGTAGCAGGGACGCAGACAACACATACTTCGAGTGGCAGACGGATTCACTCGCGACCGCCAGCGGTACGCCGGTCGTTGAAGGCCAGGATCTGTCGTCATTCACGGCAGTCACACCAACCGTTCGGCTGGGCAACTATTGCCAGATCAACATGGCAGATTTCATCATCTCTGGCACCGAGCAGAAGGTAAACAAGGCTGGCCGCGCCTCTGAAGTCGGCTATCAGGCAGCGAAGGCTGCCAAGGAACTCAAGCGCAACGTCGAAGTGGCTGCGCTGCTGAATGGCGTCGGTGCAGTTGTCGGTGCGACGGCGACAGCCCGCGTCACCGCTGGGTTCCCTTGCTGGCTGAAATCGAATGTTGTTGAAAACACCGCGACCAAGCCCAGCTATTCGGGTGCGGTTCCGACAGGCGCGAGCGAGGTGTGGAAGTCTTTCGACATTCCCACGGCGTTTTTGGAGTCGATGCTCACGGACACGATGCAGTCGTGCTTTGAGAATGGTGGCGAGCCCAGCATCTTGATGGTCGGGCCGTTCAACAAGACCGCTGTGAGCGCCTTCACCGGCATCGCTGCTCAGAGGTACAACGTGACCGGCGCGGAGCCGACGACGATTATCGGGGCCGCTGACATTTACGTCAGCGATTTCGGGAATCTGTCGGTTGTAGCGAATCGGTT